ACTTGATCTTCATTCTTACCTACTCCTCTTTAGGGGTTTCACTGAATGAAACCAGCCTTGCGGGCGGTTTCGGTCATGACGTCTGAAAGGCCATCAAGAATGATGGTGGTGCTGGCGGCGACGGCTGGCGCCAAGAACGCGCGCTGAACGCGCGAGCCGCCAGCCGTACGGCCGCCGTACTCATAGATGTAAGGGTACGGGTAGTCGGCGCGCGTGGTTTTACCGCCGCGCAAACCTGGCTGCTCCGCGGGCGGCCGCTTGGCCTTCTCGATGATGTCTAGAGACTTCATCTTGGCTGATGGCTTGATCTTCTTTACAAGGTCGCCGGAGGCGCTGAAGCCGCGCGCTTGGGCTTCTTGTTGCGCCTTGGTCGCCACCTTGACGCCAATCTTCCTGAGGCCAACCTTGACTTCTTTATCAAGGTTAGTATCCAACGCTTTGACGCTACGGCGCCAGGCATTGTACTCAGGAATCAGTATGACCTGGGACAAGGTTTTAGGCCGTGGTGTCGGTGTTCACGGTGGCGATGGTGATGGCCTCTTGGCTACCATCGTACAGACCCTTGAAGGTGAGCTTCTGGTCAAGGACTTCTGAACCGCCGACGTTCGGGGTGTCGCCATCGAACCGCGCCACCGGAACCGTCACCGTAACGGCGCGCTTGTACGTGCCGGTGATTGAGCTGCCGACCCAGGTCGCGGAGATGCTTCCGTGGGTAGCGTTGACGACGCGGTTGTAAGCCGTGAGGTCCTTGAACTCAGCGGTGATTTCGCCGGTGATTTCTGTCATGGCGGCGGCGACTGGCTGGTTGATGGTTTGGCTGCCGAGGATGTAACGCTCAGCGTCCAAGCCGTTGGCGACGGTGACGGAGAAGTCTTTACATTCGTAAGCGCTTCCCGCTATCGAGATGGTGGCGCCAACGAACGAAAGAAGCTCTTGGCTGGCGGGGTAGCTGGCCGTTGTGGTTGAGCCGGTAGCTTCGTCCTTACCGATGAACTGCCACTCCGCCTTGAGCAGCTCGTTGATTGAGTTGGACAACGTGAACTCGCTGATCTTGCAGCCGTTGTAGGTGAACGCGCGAACGGTGCCGTCGTTACCTGGGCGGCCAACCTCAAGCGTCAAGCCAAGGCTGTAAGGGTCGCCGAGCGTAGCCGTATGCGTGTAAACGGTGCCGCTTGTATTGACGCTGGCGTTGGCGCCCAGGCCATGCTTCATCAGCAGGCCGATGTTCTCCGCCGTGACGTCCATAGAGACGCTTCCGGCGACGGCCTTTTGGCCAACCGAGTAACGGTCTGAACGGAGGACGCGGTTGCCTGCGCGCAGGCCTTCCGACTCGATCCTCTCGATGGTGAGCGCCAGGCTCTCGTCATTGAACTCATAGAACCTGGTGGGAGTTACTGCGGATCCCCAGGTTGATTCTACTCCGATGCCGAGCTGGGCGGCAAGACCTGAACGAATGGCCATAGTGGACTACTCCTTGCCCTTCTCGGGCTGCTTGGTTGGTTTGGTTGGTTTGGTTGGCTTCCAGTCGCCGCGCGCTATTAGCTCAGCGGCAAGCTCGTCTGGCACCTCAACGTCGCCGCCAAGGTCGCAGGCGTATACCACGCCAGAAGCCAGCGGGATTACTACGCCTTGATGAGGTCCTTTGTAGCTGATGCTTTTCATGTCGTTCTCCTAGATACTTTCGGCGGCTTCGACGCCGAGGGTGAGTACGGATTGACGCGCCTGGTCGTTGGCGAATTCTTCTAGCTGGAAGGGCTGCGCGAGCTGCGCCACGCGCACGACGCCTCCAAGGGTGGGGTCGGCGCGCAACAAGTCTTCTAGCTCAGCCGCCAAGGTGAAGGCGCGCTCCGTACAGGTTTGCTGCTGGTTGCCTTCGCGGAGGACTGAGCAGTAGACGGTGAGGGTGTAGGTTTCATCTTTGCGTAGGTGGCCAAGCGCCGCAAACTCTTGTGAGCCGCTTATGTCGCCCAGGGCAATGAACTCGCGCGGCGCGCTGGGTAGCGGCGCCCCGTAGCTGATGGTGACGCCAGACAAGCCGGTGCGCGCGGCCAGGGCGGTAAAGAGTGCCGCCTTGAGAACCGGCGCCGTACTCTTGTAGGTGACGGGCATTAGATGGCAGGCCGCTTGTAGGGACTCAGCATCCGTAGTGAGGCGGCCGGTAGCGCGTAGTTGATTGGCCGCTCAGCGGTGAGCTGGCGCGGGTCGCCAAAGTCGTTCAGGTCAAGCGCTGGCACGTCACGCCGAACGGCGCTCGCGACGGCGACGATGGTGGCCTGCTTGACGTCGTCTGGCACGCTGGCGAAGCCCCAGGCGCCCGCGATTCTAACTTGCGCGTAGCCAAAGAACCGCGCGGTGTTCGACTGGAAGAGGTTAGCCAGGTTGCCCGCTAGCCGCACCGATGTGTAAACGCCATGAACCGGCGTAACAGGGTGAAGCTGATAGTCTGAGGTCGCCGTCAAAGTTAGCGGCGCGGCGTCTTCGGGGTGAAGCGTCAGCGCCGTAACTGACCTCAGGTCGTAAGGCGCCAGCTCCAGCTTCAGCGAGCCAACGTCAAGGCGGAACGTGCGCGTGGCGGTGGCCGTGGTTGGCGCAAACTCGCGCTGCGTCCACGCCATGATGGCGGCGCTCAACGGCGTGATGGTAGCGCTGATTAGGGCGTCGCGCGATGTGTCGGCGGCGGGCAATTCTAGGAACGCCCGAACCTCAGCCAGCGTACAAAGATCGTTAGCGGCCATCTAGCGCTCCGCCACCTGGCGCGGCGCTGGGCGCTTGGCCGCCCTGGCGGCTGGCGCGCGGCCTTCTTCGCCCAGCCTGGTCAGGATGCGCTCAACCTGGGCGCGGCGCTTAGCGCTGGCCGTAGTGTCACGCTCATGGATGAGTGCTTTGATGTCTACGGCTTCGGTCTTCATCTTAGTCTCCTGGCTTGGCTTCGTGCTGCTATGCGGCGGCGAGGAATCGAACCTCGCCAAGCCCCGTTACAAGAGGAGTGTAACGCCAGGGCGCCGCGGTACTACGTCCTTCCGGGTCAGCCTAGAACGAAGGCGTGACCAAGCCGGTTCCGGTGATGGCCGAGATGGCCTTCGGACGGCGACCCTGGATCTGGGCGTAGTAGTTGAACAAGCGGAACCGAACCTGAAGCGTCCCGGAGAGCACGTCACGGAACGTATCGAGATACGGTCCAGCGGCGTCTTCGTAGATGTACAGGTTTGGCGCGGCTACGACCAGGATGGAGTCCTGGTTGGTTCCCGCTCCGGTGTTCGTTGGGATGTTGGCCGACGTGAGAACCGGCAGCCCTTGGATCTGGCCAACTGCGCCCTCGGCCGCCCCGTTGTTCGTGCCAGCGGCGTTCATTGGCGCGTACGGGGTGATGAGTGGGCGGTTGGTTGAGTCAGACGCAGCGAGGATGAACGCCCAGCGACGCGGATGCATAATGATATGCGTCGGCGCCTCAAAGATGTTCGTCTGGATCTGCTGAATGGCGTCAGCAATCTTGGAGTACAACTCAGCTACCGTCGGGCTTGAGTCCGTGTAGGTGACCGAGTTGATTCCGCTCAACTGGAGCAGACCCTTGCTGTTCGTTGTCGATGAGTTCAAGACCGCGGTCTCGAGGCCACCTGCGTAAGCGCGCGTCAAGTCAGCAAAGATGACTTGGTCAACGCCAGGGATAGAACGGTCAACGAGCTGCTGCGACACGTTCTGGATTCCCGCAATGGTCTGTACGGCGCCAGTGATGGTGCCGAACGTGGCTGCCGTATCCTGGGCTGCGCTAGCCTCAGTTTGCGTAGCTACGGCTGTGCCGGTGTCCATTGTTGGAATGTTGATGCTGTCCGTGTTAGCGGGCAGCGGCTTGGTGCCGATGGCGTCGACGACCTTACGGCCAGGGCGTGCGAGCGTAACGAACTCGTCCTGGAGGTAGATCGGCGGAACCAGGTAGCCACCATCGCCGTCGGTTCCCGATACCAGCGAGCTGGTGCGGTTCTCGACGAGCATCTCGTTGGCGTGGCGCTCAAGGCGGGCAGCGGCTGAGCCGTTACCCTTCTGGGCGGCAACCAGGTCGCGGAAGATGCTGTTCGGCGCGTGAGCCTCGTAAGTCAGCGGCTCCGCTGTTACTGAGACGTCAGCCTCAGGTGCGGCGGCCTCTGGCTCAACTGGCAGAGCGCTACGAGCTTCAGCGACGCGCTCAGCGCGTTCAACGGCTTCGCAGGCGCGCTTGTGAGACGCGTCAGCGTCGTCGAAGTCGCCCTGAAGGGCGTCCAGGTCAGCGTCAGTGGATGGCTGCTCCAGCGCTGCGGCAGCCTCGGTCATTGCTTCGAACGCGGTGTGAACCGCGCCCCGTAGTTCGGTGATGTCGGAAGGCATTGTGCCTAACCTTTCTGTCGGGTTTTTGCGGATGCGAGCGTCAAGCGCCGCTTTGCTCTCGAGAACTGCTCAAGCTCCCGAGCCTTGCGCGCTTCATGCGCTACGTCATCGGCGCTGGCCTCGCCCGTGGGCGGCTCCAGCGTTGGTTCCGAATCAGCAGTCAAGTCTGAGTCCCTAACCGATTGGGCGTCGGTTTGGAGGTAGGCCGGTGATGTGACGAGGCTCACGTCGTGAAGGCGGTTGACCTCCAGCACGCGGCGTAGAATGGTGCCGTCTGAGCGCTCTTGCCAGTCATCCGACGCAACCGTGAAGGCAAAGCTCATCTGGGACACGTCGCCCCTGCGAACCACCTCACGGAGGTCACGAGCGTATTGAGTGTCAGGCGCCATGAAGTGCGCGTGAAGGCCGCGCGGGTCTTCCCGTAGCTCCAGGGTGTTATTCGTGGTGCGACCGAGGACGTAGTTGGGGTCATGGTTGAAGAGCGCAACGGTGTCCTGCTTGGCGTCAAGCGCCTTCCTGAAGGCGCCGCGGGCGATGACCTCAGTGAAGCCGCCCAGGTCTTGCGACTCACGGTCAAAGACGGCGGCGTGACCACGGAAGACGGGCGCGCCATTCGTGGCGTCTGGCTCGGTGTCATCAACGGTAATGGGAGCGGTCATCTCGCGGCGCTCAGGAATGGTAACGGTGCGCGTAACGCCCGTGGCTGAGCGTAGCTGAACCTGGTTGCCGGAGCGGCTCTCAACGCTCAAGGCGGCGGCGCGCGGCGAAGTCATCTCCGCTGGTTCTTCGACTTCGTATTCTTCGTCGCCGCTACCGTCAGCGGCGATGGCCGCCTTCAATGAGTCTAGCTCCATGGCCGCGGCGGCCAGGTGGGCGCCAAGCCTTTCGGCGCAGGCCGCCATGGTTTCGTCGCCAGCCTCTTGGTCAACGGCCGCGTAGGCGCCCTCATTGGCGGCTGGGTCTTCGGTCATCATTACGTCGCGATGGTCAGGCATGTTGGCTGGTTTATCCTTGTCCGGCTACGGAGCCGTTGTCGGGGTTGGTCGGCTGAAGGTTTGGCGCCCCGCCGACTGGCGTGGTTTGGAGTTCGTCGGCGCCTGGCTGATCTAGTGGAGGCATGTTCTCTAGGCCGCGAATCTGGTTGGCGGTCAGCCAGCCAGCCTGCCTGCCCTTGAGGTAAGCCTCGTAGCGGTCTTTGGTTGTTGGCCTCAAGATGGCGTCAGCCAAGAACTCAACGCGCAAGTCGCCAGCCTTGGCTCCGAAGAGTTGCTGGTCGGCCTTGAGCGCCTGCTCAATGCGGCGTAGCCTGGGCGACAGGTGGAACTTGAGGAAGTGGTCAGCCAGGTTCTCAGCGGCGCCAGGCGCCATCTGCTCAGCGACGGCGATGAGGGCTGGCGGCACGCTAAAGATTCGGGCGATCTGCTCCATGCCGAAGCGCTGGCTCGTAATGAACTCGGCGTCAGCCAGGCTGATAGGCAGCGTGACCAGGTCAGCGCCGCCACCTAGTACGGCGGTCTTGTGGCTGGAGGCGGCGCCCGCGTGCTGGTCGTCCCAAAGGTCAGTCATCTCCCGAGCCTGCTCTTTGGTCATGGTGTTGGGCATCTTGAGGACTACGCCTGGGCGCGCGTCATTCTGGAAGAAAGCGTTTTGGAAACGGTTCAACGACTGGACGGTGGCCAGCGTATCGCGGTGCTGCTCTATTGGGCTGGGCGCGACGAGCTTCCCGTTGCTGGTGAAGCCGCGAATGTGGAGCACGTCTTTGCGCGTCAGGTTCTTGAGGCGCCCCTGCGGGAGCGTGAGGTCGTAGGTCAGCTCGCCGGTGCGGCGGTCTTGGCTCACCTTGACGTTCCCAGCCGGTACGCACCGTAGCTCAACCACCTGGCCGCGGCTCATTGTCTTGTGAACGTAAGCGTTGCCGAAGCCCTCGATTGAGGCGCTGATGTCAGCCATCAAATCAAAGGCGGTTTGGTCTGAGTTTGGCGCGTCGTGAAGCAGCTGGTACTGAAGCGAATCCGTCGCCGGTTCCATGTCGGCGCCGTGGTAGATCTTCAGTGGCATGGCCGCGATAGTCTCTGACACAAGACGGATGCAAGCCATGACGGCGGGCAGCGCTACGGCCTGGGTAGCGGTGACGTTGTTGCCAAAGGCCAGGCGGTTGACGGGAGCCGGTACGGCGCTGGTTCCAAACTCAGCGAACCTGACCTCGCGGTCGCCCTGGGCGGTTTGGAGCCTCATGACGCCAGCACCTGAACCAGGACGACGCGCTCAGCGGGCACCTCAACGTGGCCAGCCATCGGCATGTCGCCATCAGCCAGCAT